CAAAAAGTTGTGTCTGAACACTGTGAACGATGTAATGTAGCCAGAGAAGAAATGTCTGAAGAAGGAATACTAGTTTGTCCTATTTGCGGTTCTGAAGAGTATATGCTTGTTGTTTCTGATTTTCCTAGTTTTCGTGATCCTCCAAAAGAGAGAAATAATTATGCTTACAAGAAAATTAACCATCTGAATGAGATTCTGAACCAGTTTCAAGCAAAAGAATCAACCATTATTCCAGATGAAGTCATGCATGAAGTTGTGTGTGAAATAAAGAAACGTAGAATTCAAAATATTGCGGAATTAACTGAAAAAGATATGCGAGAAGTCTTGAAAAAATTGAACAGATCAAAGTATTACGAACACGCTACTCATATTCTTTCAAGATTAAACGGAAATCCTCCACCTACAATCACTCCAGAAATTGAAGAAAAGGTAAGAGCTATGTTTCAAGAAATCCAAGCGCCGTTCCTTCTTTACTGTCCAGATGACCGAACAAACTTTTTATCGTATTCTTACATTTTGTATAAATTCTTTGAATTGTTGGAGTTAGATGAATACAAGGTCTATTTCCCTCTGCTCAAATCCCGAGATAGATTGATTCAGCACGACCAAATTTGGGAAAAAATCTGTACGTATTTGAAATGGGAATTTATCCGAAGCGTGTGATGATTGTGGTTTTCAAATAAAAATTTTTCTTTATGAAAGGCATGAACAAAGTTTTTTACTGTACATTGATTTCGCGGGCAAATTTGCATTTGAGTCAAGTACCAACTTTTCTGGGACGGGCGAGAGATCGCTTTATACCAGATAGGTCAATTGAGTCTGCTATCAGAGAGCTACAAGAGGCAATAAAAATACTAGAAAAAGCCAAGGAGTCTTATTTAGACTTACAGGCCAATATTCATTCATCTAAATTCATCCCACCTAAATGATCAATATATAAACACCCACCAGGTTGCATATGAGCCAATTGATTTGGCTGATGTGTTTCACATGCTGAACAAGGTTTATCAACTTGCATTGTGTTTTCGGCTTCCATTTCTACGTCTTCCATTATTTAAAGCATAAATCCATTTTAAACAAGCTCTTCGTATTCGTCGTCTATAATATTTGCCGGATCCCCTATTGGTTCACTTTGTCGACAACATTCCATACAATTTGGAATTATATCAGCAATTAATACGAATAAAGCGAGCATTGATACAAACATTACTGTGACGTTTATCACTCCATCCTGCACATCCTCCATTGATTTTTAATTACAAAAAGTATGAACTTCTGAAGCGAGCCGACAATCTCCCGATGAACACATCTCATACCCTTCAGGACAAGGATGTCTTTCACGGCTGTCTGGATTTGTGAATCGTTCCATTAAAGGAAGAACGTACCAGTAAATAAAATAATTCACTACTGCGAAAAGCACACCGTGAAAGACTGATTTTTCAAGAAGAGTTCCACCAGGAGGAAGGCTTAGCACAACTCCTGGGAGAAGAAGAACGAATACAATTGCTTTTAACAGAGTATTAACCCACATCATTTGTCTTTTATGCAGACTTAAATCCAGTGGTGGCGCTGGCGGTTGCATGACCAACAGGCACGCAATCTTTTTGTCCAGCTTGGTTTAATCCTTCAACATATCCATTTGGGCAAGTATCACCATAATTCGTCATCTTTTCAAACACATGACGAATGTTGTGCCAGTAATATTGCATGACCAAGGAAACAACAATCGCAAACAATACGGCATGAGTTAAAATAACAGTTCCGCGACTACTCTTTGGTGGAAGAGTTACAAGTACACCAGGTACGAACGCAACAAAGAGCAGAGCTGATAGAAGGCTGCTGATTAAATCCATTTATATTTAATAAAAGTTTTTTACATGCGCTTGATTTGGCTCCAAAGCAACTTCATAATGACGTGATGAGTGAGTGCGAACAAGGTAGCATGGACTGCGAGGACAGTAGTCTTGCTTCCACCGGGAGGAAGGGTGACCAAGACACCTGGAATGAAGGCAACGAACACAAGGGCAGAGAGAATGAGTTTAATCCACATTTTGTATTTACATAAACATTTTTCTCACCCAGTTGCGATCGGCCTTGTAAGTCTTGCTTTTGCCCTTGGACGTTCGTTTAGTATAAGTTGAAACTGCTTGAAGCTTTCGGAAAGTAGAAAGTGGTCCATATTTCTTCACCGCTTTACGAATTGCCTTGTGACGAGCAGTTTTTCCTTTTTCCGCAGAATATCCTACTTTTTTCAATAATCCTTCCTTCATAGGCCCAATTCCTGGACCGTGAATTGAAGCCCATTTTCCTGGAGCTCCAACATCATGAATGCGTGATCTTTTTACATGAACTCCAGATTTACGAGTAAATGCTCTACGCATAATTGTACGTCCTCCCTGTGGAAGGTCTTCATCAGGAACATAACCACCAGTCATTGAAGCACAACTCATTTTAATAATTCATAGGATTATCTTTCTTAGGGCACGAATTACAGCCTTCCTTCGGGGTTGCGACTTTAACCGAGCCGGATATATTATAAGCATACGCAACGGCGGCTAATACTGAAATAGCAATTGCAATCATCCACCACATTTGTTGTTTAAAAAGAGAATTCATAATAGTATTTAAGCATGGGAATCCCATTTTATTTCGCAAGTCTTGTGAAATCACATAAACATATCGTAAACACTGTTAAGAAAAATATTCCTTTAGAAGTTGATGTTCTTGGCGTTGATTTTAATTGTTTGATTCATCGATATTTGAAAGACGATAATCCAATTGGGTCTGTTGTAGATGCATTTGACCATATTTTAAAACATGTTTGTAAAGCCAAACGTTTAATTATTGGAATAGATGGACTTGTACCATACGCTAAAATTGTTCAGCAACGATACAGACGTATGCGAATTAAAGAAGAAGGGTCAGGGAGCTTTGATAGAAATCAAATATCGCCCGATACTCCTTATATGCGTGAATTAGAAGTAGCACTGAGATCTAAATTTCCATACGCTACTATTTCAGGAACATCAGAAGCAGGAGAAGGAGAACATAAATTGATATTAGAAATAACCAAAATTCCAGAAAGTCAAAGAAAAAGTGTATGTATTTATGGTCTAGATGCAGATTTGATTTTAATTTGTCTTCAACATCATGCATTATCAAGTCCTTCAAATATGTTTCTTTTACGTGAAGGATCTGAATTCAACGACCCAAAATTAAAAAACGCAGAATTTGCAACCTTGAATATTTGGGGACTTTTAAGCCAACTTCCAATTCCGGTTGAGCAGTATATGATTCTTTCATTTCTTTGTTTTGGAAATGATTTCATGCCAAGTTTAGGATTGTTTTCACTGAGAGAAGATGGATATGAACGTGCGTTGGAAATGTATGAACAAGCTAGAAAGCCAGATTTATTAACATCGTATGGTAGAAGACAATTCTTTGAATGTGTTGGACAAAAAGAAGTTGAAACTTTAAGAAAAATCATTTCTGTAAGAAAACGTCCGGAAGAAAAAGCCATTATTGGAAAAAATCCTGAACTTATTGCACATAAATATGGACTTCATGTTTTGGATGGAGTTACCAATATGAAACCTGTTGTAGAAGCTTATTGGAAAACATTTCATTGGACAGTTTCATATTTTCAAAATAGTGTTCCATTAAATTGGTCCTGGGTGTATCCTTATTCCGATGCTCCGCTGATTATGAGTATTTTAAAATATCCTGAAACAACGTCAATTGAAAAACAACCACTTAATTATACTGTGACTCAACAACTTCAATTTATAATGCCCCAATCTTCTTTAAGAGAGGCAAAGCGACATGTTATATTTTCTGACGAACTTCATTCTGAAACTAGAAATCCATGGATGAAACGACACGATTGGGAGATGAAACCGAGAATTTCATTACCTTGGAATCCTAACGAGAACCTAACGACAGTTTCCCCCCTTTAAATCTAAATCCAACTGATGTTTGCAATGTTACTTTTCCTAATCCTGGTGGATTAATATCTCTATTTTCTTGAACAAATTCTATAACATTTGATTCTGGAAATGAAATTGAATCAATATCGGTTTCTCTTAAATTCCAATACTCGTTATTGATTCTTAGCATTTCTCTTGCAGAAGTGGCCATGATCATACCTTCTCCATCAAACTGACGAGCCCAGTTGTTGAGTACATAATTGCAGTAATTTTGGCGATAAGTTGTGAAATTTGTTACTTTTGAAATATTTTTTAATGAATTTAAACAAGCTTCAACTGTACCCAAAATCGGTTTATCAAGACGTTTATTTACTGTATTATGTGCACGAACCACAAATAAGAATAAATCAAACCTACTATTTGCCCATTCTGGATGTCGTTTTTGATAATTTGAAAAAATTACCGTAAAATGCTGCTTACACGAAGGACATGTAATACATTCGGCAAATTTATCAAGAAATCTTTTTAAAATAACCTTGTCTTCCTGACTTGGATTTTCTGGATAATTCAGAGAAATGGAATGGAGGGTCATCCATCCCATAGGTCCCCAACGACTCGTCATTTTCAGTTGTTTATTCGGAGGAAATGAATCCAGCTACCATTCCGCCTTCTAACATCTCACGCATAACTGAAACTGGAGTTGTAGGATTTTTCAAAAGTCCTGCTCCTGCTACTAATTTTTTAACTTTTTCATCCGACATCTTAGCAACACGATGTTTGATTGTTTTCCGATGTTGGCGAACTCCTTTATCGGTAATTAATCGTATCGTGTGTTTTTTCATCGTTTTCTTAAGAGGAGGTGGCTTCGATGGGTCACCTGTTGGTTTCAATCGAAACTTCGCTTTCGACGTCTTCAAAATTCCACGAGGAAAGGTTTTTAGGCTTTTACGCTTACCTGCGGTTGGCTCGGGCTTTTCTACTGGCGGTGATTCCCCAACTTTCACAATTGTGATGGGTTTTGTCACGTTCATCTCTATTAAAAACGAATAAGAATAGATTTACGGCCATTGAATCTTATACTAACACTATGGACTGGGAATCTATTAAATCGTATTTTGAAGCACAAGGAGTTTCCAAATTAGTAGAACATCAAATTGAATCATTCGAAGATTTTATACGTAACAAATTGCCTTTAATTGTTTCTTCCACCGCTCCTATTATTGTGTGGCACGAACAAGATGAAACTACAAAAAAGTACAAATATGAACTCAGACTTTCATTTGAAAATATTACGTATATGAAACCCAGAATTCAAGAAGCAACTGGTCGTATTAAGCCAATGTTTCCACAAGAAGCACGTATGAGAAACTTTACGTACGCTGCTCAAATGTTCTGCGATGTTCGATTTGTAGCACGAACTTATAAGGGAGAAAAACTAGATATCTTTGATGAACAAGTTAAAGTATTTGAAGGAGTAT